TATTGCAACAGCTCCTACTTTCATACCGAAGTCATTTAAAATCCGCGCTAGTTTAAGTCGTTCACAATTTTTGTCAATGAAATGTTTTCCACCAGATATACCCACACCAAATGTTTGTACACCTGCGGATGCACCTACGGCGCAAACGTCTTGTGTCATTGAATTGTAAGATGGTGCTCCCGCAGAAGGTGGTGCACTTCTTATATTTGAATTAGATGTATTACTTGTTGTTGAAGAACTAGAACTTCCGGATTCATAGGTTGTTGCACCGCCGGTGTAACCACCTTCGATTGCTGTGTTAGATCCAGAAACATTGGTTTGTGTTGAGCCTGCATAGGCTGTCGTTGAACACACCAATAGTATCAGAAATAATAGTGTAGATAAATATTTCACTGTTCCTCCTAGAAACAATTCATCTTATCTATTTCAGATGGTTTTCCGTTTTTAAAGAACCATACGTAGCTAGATACAACATTGCCTTCATCGGTAACAACACATTTTTTGCCCACCGAGCAGGCGCTTAATGCAAATAACAATGCTAACAGTAAATATAATTTTTTCATTGGCACCATTCACAATCATTTGTGTCATCTATAACAAGTCCGCCAGATGTATTTGGACTATGTTCATAGGTGGCCTGTTCGGCCTGTTCCCCATTACAATCACAATTATCACAATCACATTTTTCGTGGTCTGCTTCCATACAATGACATAGATGTCCACATTTTTTACAGGTTTTATTGTCCATAATTATTTATACAGATCTTTAAAAAGCCAATCTGCAAATTTTTTCCACCATTTTTTAATCATCCTTCTTCTCCTCAATATCGTAGAAGAATTTGTCCGAGTCCTCAGTTCTCCATCTACGACTATTTTCAACAGTCCAATCACTAGTTTGTACCTTCCAATCTGGAACTTCATCTTTCACTGTGAAAGATGGAATGCTCCATATTAATCTATTATTTGGCTGAGCCGCATAGTTGCCGTTTTCCAACGCAAGTATGTGTGCGCACTTATGTTCGTGCGGAATTTCGGAATGATCCGTGTCGACTATATTACCTTCTGGGTGGCCCCAGTCAACTGTAAAAAGATATGTTCCGTGATACCATATCTTATCTTTTCCTATATATTTTCCGGATTGTCCACTTAGGATATCATAAGTAGTAATAGCAGGATAATAACTGAAACAATTCCAAAGCTCCAACTCGTCAAGTCGCATCCTAGGAACTTTTTTGACATCAAATCCTCTTTGTATGAATGCAGAGATTGGTAAACGGTAGAATACAGCTCCGTTTTCCATAACTGCGTGAAAAAGTATGGCACTCCCTGTAATCGATGCCAAACCAAAGATAAGACAATCTTCCACCTCTCCATGGTGAGCCTGAAGGTCATAAAGATATTCTCTCCTTACCTGCGCATACGTGGCAGGAATGTTTGCGTTCAAGTAAGCCATGCAACATACAGTCCTAATGTGTAATTATTAAAGTGCTGCTATTATCAATATAACAACAACGACTATGGCGCCGATCATAATTTTTCTATGATCTTTCCATAAGTGTTTAAGTGTTTCCATGTTTTCTCCTATATTATTAAAAGAAGTTTTTATCAATGTCTTCTTCATCAAATTTATCAATACTACCCCAATTTTCTCCACTTTCATAGTCTACTTTATTAGGTATTTCAAGTTCAACTGCATCCTCCATAATTTGTGTAATTTGCTTTGCCTGTTCCTCATCCTTAACGGAAATATTCAATTCATCATGGACTTGAATCATTGGTGTTATTCCAGCCTTAAAAAGACGAGTCATAGCTGTTTTTGTCATATCAGCAGCTGACCCTTGAATTAATCTATTTAAAGCTTTGTAAGTAAAAGCTCTTTTTATATTACCTGAACCATTTTCTCTAGAAGCTTCTTCCCAAGTATCATAAAGTTCTCTTCTATCCCAATCTTTTGGTTCCCATTTATCAAACCTGCAAAGTCTTCCTCCTATGGTTCTAATTTGCCCAGAGTTTTGAGCTCTAGTCATGACTTGATTCATTAATTGTTTAACAAAAGGAACTTTTGAATGGTAATCACCAATGAGAGCTTTGGCTTCTTCCTCATTATTAATTCCTAATTGATTTTGAAGTTTAGCCTGACCCATTCCGTAAAATAAACCTAAGTTGATTGTTTTAGCTTCTTTACGCTCTAAGCCTGCAATTTTTGCCACGATTGAATGAAAATCTGCAGTAGAGTCTTCGGCTCTATATTCTTTGACAATGTCATCAAGTCCGGTAATTCCTGGTGTTCGTAAAGCATAATGAACTACAAGGCGTGGTTCCTGTTGACTATAATCAAAACAACCCCACTGCTCTGCTTTAGAATTAGGTAAAAAAATTGAACGGATTCCCATACCAAAGTCATTATAATTTGGTAGTTGTTGTAAATTAGGACGAGCATAACTTAATCTTCCTGTAAGTGTTCCTCCTTGATCCCCTTTTAATTGATTTATGTCTGCGTGTATTTTACCATTCACCACATAATTCTTAATCGTTTCTATAAATGTGTTTCGTAATTTATCAACTGATCTGGCAGTAGCTATATTTCTAAGAATTCGATGACTATGATTGGATAGCCAATTTTTTGTAAAAGAGGGGGCTTTAGTTTTTTCTGTTCTTTCATAATCTGTAACGTTTAATTTATCACAAATTTTAGCTATACTTCTTGCTGCCCAGATTTCAGGATATATTCCTGTTTGGTCTTTAACGGATTTTATACAAGAGTCATAAGTTTGTTTAAGTTTTTTTTCTAAAATTTCTACTTGAGATTCACTCACTTTCACGCCGTTCCACTTCATTTCAACCAAACAAGGCAGGACGTCATTTTCTAATTCCAATACAGAATGTAAATTTTGAGAGTTAATTTCTTTTTTTAATTCTTGCCATAGAGCAAGAGTAATTTCTGCATCTTTTTCGGCATATTCACCTACAAATAATGAAGGAAGTTTATACATTTCGGCTTTTGGATCAATACCCCATTCTTTGGCAGCTTCCTGTAGAGCATATTCATTTTTTCCCATTCCGGTATACTCTCTAGCAACTGTATTAAGATCAAATCTTCGACGATTCTCATTTACTAAAGCTGCAGCTACCATGGTATCAATAATAGTTCCGTGGACCGTGAGCCCTAGGCGACGAATCCACAACACATCATAGGTAGCATTGTGAAAAATTTTTATTGCGGGAGTTTTTAAAACATCAGTAAACCATTTTAGTACTCGTTTACGACTCATGTTTCCTCCGCCTTCATGAGCAATTGGGTAGTAGCCGCACCAATCTTTAACTGCAACAGCAACACCAACTACATCACCTCCTCCACGCACGGAGCAAGAACCTTTTGTTGTTAATTCAGGATCTTTAGTTTCTAAGTCGATTGCAATTTCTTCATATTTAGATAAGTCAGGATATTCTTTAGGTGTGCACCATTCAGACTTAGCTTTAAAAAGGGAAGGCTGTCTCATTTATTTGCTTTCCATTTTTTATACCCCTCTATCCATGTTTCTTGTTTTTCTTTCTCTTCTTCGTAATCTCTTTCAATAATCATATCTATAAAATGTTTAGCCTTTAACAAATCTTCCTTTCCTCCTTTATCTTGATGCCTTAAAATATATTTAATAACACTTCCTTCAGGATAAAGCAACTTATTCTCTACAACAAATTTACTTGGCTGAATTTTATATTTGATGTAGTGTTTTCCACCAACTTGTTTTTTCCATACACTCATTTATTTTCCTCCTCTTCTTTATCGCCAGCAAAAAGATAACTTGCATTACCATAAAGTTCTCTTTCCATTCTTTGAATAAATCTGTAAAATTCGTCTTCACTCATATATTCAACAATGGAAAATAATTCTCTGATTTTTTAATCATAGGTTCAAATAAGTAAAGTTCATGTTTTGCTCTTGTTATTCCGACGTAGGATACGCGGACTTCTTCATCTTGTTCTAAAGGTGTTCCTTGTTTGAAGTTTTTATAAGAAGGCCAGGTCCAGACCGTAGACATCACCACAATATCTCTTTCCATTCCTTTGACTCCATGGATAGTCGAAACTAAAATATCGGTTTTTTCAAATGTAGGATCTAGTTGATAAGCGGTTTTTAAATAATTATTATAATCAGCTTGATCTGCGTATAAAGCTTTTGGTTTTTTATGACTTATAACTCGTTCAGTTCTAAAATCAAAAACGTCAAACCACTCTTTATTAATGTCCGCTAAAACGTAATACTTTTCTTTCAGATCCTTGAAAGTAAATGAGTTGTCTGGATTTTTAAAAGCTTCTGGCCAACGATTGGTGTTTGTAAGTGCTGTTTTTTTACCAAACTTTACTAAATTCTCCTTTAAGGGTTTAATTAATCTTGAGACTTCTGGTCCTTTAAGTCCTTCCCCTTTTTGTAGTTTTTGCCAATTAGTGATTGTCCCTTTTACAGAATCCTTTACACTAGAGATAAATCGTCTTCCCTCAAGTTCATTTGATTTTTGTTGCCAGATCAATCCTTTATTTTTTAGATAACGAACAAAGTGCTCGCACTTATTCCAACTGCGCGCAGACATAATCATATTGGCTCCTACTGTTATTTTATCTTCAATTTCTTCTAATGAACTAATTCTTTCTAAAACCCCTTCTTCAGTTTTTTTGCATCCATATTTATTTCCTAGACGTGTTTCAATATTGGATACGACTCGTTGAGCCAGATCATATATTTTAATTGGAAGTCGGTGTGTTTTTGGAAGATATTCTCTTTTTCTACATGGCCATTTTTGAAATATTCGTACGTCAGAACCTTTCCAACCATAAATAGCTTGGTCATCATCTCCCGCCAGATATAATTCTTCAGAATTTTTTGAAAGTTTTGCAACAACCTTCCATTCGAGGCGTGATAAATCTTGGCATTCATCCACTATTAAAACTTTATATGTATCGAAGATAACTTCGGTACTT